CAGATGCTGTGGTGTTTACTGTACCGACAGGTACTGATGATATTCTATTTCCTGACAATGCTAAAGCAATGTTTGGTGCTGGCTCAGATTTACACCTATTTCATAACGGCACCAATTCTGTTATTGGTGATTTCGGCTCAGGCAATTTATCACTACAGAGTAATGGAGCCGAAGTTAACGTATATGACGCTGGTAACACTCAGTTTATGGCTCAATTTGCAACTGGTGGTGTAGTTGCCCTTTATCACAACGGTAACAAAAAGTTTGAAACAAAAGCCACAGGCGTAGACGTAACAGGCAACGTGATTGCTACAGGCACAGTAGAGCCAGCAGGAGACACAGCAGCAGGTGATAACGCAGCAGTAGGCTACACAGCAGCAGAAGGTCTTATACTTACAGGACAGGGTAGCACTAACGATGTAACCATCAAGAATGATGCTGATGCTGACGTTATTGAAATACCTACAGGCACTACTTCCGTAACCATGACAGGCTCACTAAAGCCTTTAACTTACCAAGAGACATACGTGGCTAAGAGCGCGGCGTCCACTGTGACTTGTGACCTAGCAACTGGCACGTCTTTTTCTTTGACGATGGATCAAAACACCACGTTTGCTTTCACTAATCCTCCGGGGTCAGGCACGGCGTTTAGCTTTACGTTGTTTGTTACACAGCACAGTACCGCTGTTACGTTAACATGGCCTAACACGGTAGATTGGGCTGGCGGCTCTGCACCAGATGCAGCGGGTAATAACGAGGTTCAGGCATACGCATTTTTCACCCGCGATGGCGGCACGACATACTATGGCTTCTTGGGAGGAACCGCCATTGCCTAGATCATTTGATAGTGTTTTTTACGGCGCGGCTGGTGCAGAGGCGGCGGGGTTTTATGCTGGCGGTGACAGAGGTTTATTTTCTGGTGGGCGAGTAACGAGCAATGCCACTGCACAAAACACTATTGATTACATTACTATTTCCACTACTGGAAACGCCTCAGACTTTGGAAATTTAACTACTAACACATCAGGCTCAGGTGCTGCGTCAAATATATCTAGGGGTTTAAGTGCTGCTGGATATTCGTATCCAACAGGTTCAATTAATATAATTAGCTACATTACTTTTGCAACTACTGGCAATGCTACAGACTTTGGTGATGTAACAGTAGCAAGAAATCAATGTTCTGGCGTATCTAGTGAGATAGGCAGAGGTGTGTTTGCAGGTGGATACAGTAATACTCGTACTAACATTATGGACTATATAACAATTGCAACTACTGGCAATGCTACAGATTTTGGTGATTTATATGCGAATACAGAAATGCCCGGTGGTTGTAATGACCCAACCAGAGGTGTATATGGAGCCGGCATTGTAGGTGGTGGTGGTGCTAATGTTATTCAGTATATTACTATTGCAACTACTGGCAATGCTACAGATTTTGGTGACTTTACAACAAATTACTCAAAACAATCTGCCTGTGCTAATGCCGCAGGTAGAGGTCTTTTTTCTGGCAACGATAATTCTATGGAATATATTACTATTGCAACCACTGGAAATGCTACAGACTTTGGTGACTTAACAATAAGCAGAAGTGGCTCTGGCTCTGCTTCCAATGGAACGAGAGCTACAATAGCAGGGGGTGCAGGTAGTTCAACTATTGATTATGTTACTATTGCAACCACTGGAAACGCCTCAGACTTTGGGGATTTAACTGCTGTTAGAGAATTTGTTGCGGGGAACTCTGGAACATGAATAAACTCGTAAATAAATCTAACATGACATTTAGCCTACCTGCAATGTCTGTTGATAAAATTAACTCTGCGGCGGTAGCTAAAGTCAACAAATGTCTTCCAGAAATTGCAGAACAAACTCGTGCTTTTGACCGAAAAAACAGTCAGACTTCTTTGTCGTTAATGACCTTAACTATGATGACAGGTCAGTCTCCCTTTAGGATGATGCGTCAGGTCATGTCTGAAATTGAAACTCGTAAGATAGCATTAGCAGAAGCCCAAGTTACCCACGCAGAAATACTTGAAGAGTTAGGGAAGCTAGAGCATAAACATGACGCCGTGTCTTTAGCAAAGTTCCGCCATAATACTTTTAGCCTAGACATGATGGAGTCTAAAATAAACGGTTCGTTTAAAGATATAGCTATCCTCATTGATGCTTACGAGAAAATCAAAGCAAAGAATAACATTGATGAGTGGGACGAAGTTAGCTTTGAGGCAGAGGAAAGCAGGTTCCATGTCCGTAGGGGCTTTGAACTTATGTATCGTAACTTGCTTGATGGCAGTCGGGCGCAAACTGCAACCATCGAATACACGGCTCAGTATGGTGTTCATCCGCAAGTATGCTTGACGGAGGTTTCGGGTTACATCCAACTCGTTTCACATATTATATCTGAAGGAAACGTGCTGCACTCAAATCACCTTGAAGATTTCTTGGATGAAATGGCAGATAAGTATACCGTAAACGTAACCAAAACATCTGAGCGAATTTTTGGTCAAACTGACTTCACAAATATTGACTACATGCACCGCATACAAGTCAGCAAAGGAGATTAAAATGAGACTTGCACGATTGAATGGCGACACCGTAGTCGAGGTTTCGGACATTAAAACACTGTTTCCTAATGTGTCTTTTCCAAGTTTAGGGCCAGACGCTACTTGGCTCCTTGACCATAGTTGTGCAAAAGTGGGGACACTTTCTTGCGACAGCGCAACTCAGACAATTCAAAACTCTGATCCGTATCTGCTAGATGGTGTAGTCTATACTCGCCGTGTTACAGATTTAACTTCCAATGAACTTGATACACTAGCAGCTACAAGTAACAGAGCAGAAAGAGATAACCGTCTAGCTAGTTGTGATTGGGTGGTAACAAAAGCGTTAGAGTCTGGTGGCTCTGTGCCTTCTGATTGGGCAACTTACAGAACTGCCCTGCGTGATATAACAGCCCACGCCAACTGGCCCAACCTAAACTATTCAGACATGGATGGTAACAGCGGTGACTGGCCTGTGGAGCCTAGCTGATGTTAGGTTTTGCCCCACTAGCTAACAACTCCATTGCTGGTTTTGGCAATGTTCCCGTAGACACGGCGGTTACGGGTGTTGCTGGTACGGGTGCTGTTGGCACTATAGGTATAATATCCAACGTAGCCGTTACGGGCAACTCAGGCACTGCTTCGGTGGGTTCCGTGTCGGTTGGAGCAGATATTTCCGTAACAGGAGTATCAGCCACAGGGTTTGTAGGGACCGCGAACGTTTGGGGGCAAATCATACCCTCGCAAAACTCTCGGTTCTCTGCTATAACCGTTTCACAAACACCGTCTTGGACGAATATCATCGCGGCATAGGATAACAACATGGCTAGTACATATGTAAACGATCTAAGGCTTGAAGAGATTGGTACTGGCGAAGCGTCTGGTACATGGGGTACTAAGACCAACGCTAACCTTGAGCTTATTGGCGAGGCGTTTTCTTATGGCTCAGAGGCCATAGCGGATGCGTCCACACACACTATTACAATAGCTGATGGAACCTCTGACCAAGCGCGATCATTCTATTTAAAATGCACTGGCGGTGGTCAGGCTTGCACGGTCACGCTTGCGCCCAACACCGTTTCTAAAGTTTGGATGATTGAGAACGCGACAAGCGCAACGTTAACTTTCTCTCAAGGATCAGGGGCCAACGTTGCCGTTGCCGCTGGCGAAGTTAAGATGATTGCTACCGATGGCGGAGGTGGTGACGCTATTGTGTACGATCTGTTGACAGATGCTAACTTAGCAGGAACAACGGCTATTGCCGCTTTAAAACTGGCAGGAACAACGGTTACGTCCACAGGCGCGGAATTAAACATATTGGACGGCGTTACAGCTAGTGCCGCAGAGATAAATATTCTAACGGGTGTTACGTCAACCGCTGCGGAATTAAACTTAGTGGACGGCTCTTCTGCGGGTACTATCGTTAACAGCAAAGCCGTTGTTTATAGCAGCGGAGGTCAGGTTAACGGCACTACTTTAGCTATAGCGGGAACCGCCATTTCAGCGGACGCCGCAGAGATTAACGTGCTTGACGGAGTAACTGCGGGTACTGTTATTGCCAGTAAAGCTCTTGTGGCAGACGCCAACATAGACATTACTGGTGGTCGCAATATCACCATATCGGGTGAGTTAGACGCAGCTACCTTGGATATTTCAGGTGCTGCGGATATAGCTGGCGCGTTAGAAGCCACTGGCGCAATAACCAACAACTCCGCAGCGGTAAAGGTCGCGGGTGTAGAAACTATTTATGTTCCAGCGGGTGCAATGGCTCCCAACACCACAAACGGTTGTTCGGGTTTGGATCAGGTGGAACTGTCAAACGGCCCTGAACTTAGGGTGTTAGACTTTGATGCAAGTTCCGATGAGAATGCTCAGTTTACCGTGTGCTTTCCCAAGTCTTGGAACGAAGGAACCATTACGTTTCAAGCGTTTTGGACCGTGACGGGAACGGATGACGGCACCGTAGCTTGGGGGTTGTCAGGCGTTTCTATTGCTGACGATGTTTCTATTAACACGGCATTTGGAACTAACGTGGTAGCTACAGCGAAAGCATTTAGCGGAACGTCCAACGACATGACTGTTTCTGCGGTAAGCGGCCCTGTTACTGTAGCCAGTGCTGCGGTAGATACGCAGACATACTTTCAGATTATGCGGGACGTATCGGCAGACGATCAAACAGGGGACGCTAGGCTTTTAGGGATAAAACTGTTTTACACGACAGACGCAAAGAATGATGCCTAATGACTTCTTTTGGATATGACATACTGGGTTTTGGCGTGGGTGGCGCGAGTACGGTTATCTTGCCAACAAGTACGTTGATAAACAACCTTAGCAACAGAAGTAATGTCACAACATCTAGCTTTTTAGTAAACAGTGGCACGTTAATTATACCTGCCGACTTCTGGCTATGGGCTAGTAGTACAGGCACGGCGGCGTTAATTGTAGACACGCCTAACGCAACCATAGAAAATTCTGGTAACATTGTAGGTAAGGGCGGCGAGGGCGGTGTTGGTGGAAACGCTATTAGTATAACCGCTTCAGGGGTTACGATTATTAACAACTCTGGCGCGTTTATTGCGGGTGGCGGTGGCGTAGGCTCACAAGGTAGAAACGGTGCTGCTGGTGGCGGTGCTGGTGGTGGCGGTCAATCTGGAACACCAACGTTAGGGGCTGCGGGTGCTGCGGGTGCAAATAACGGCGCGGGAACTGGCGGTGCTGGCGGCGGTGCTGGCGGCGGTGGTGCGGCAGTTACTTTTGCGGGTGGCGCTGGTGGCGGTCAAGGCGGATATATTCTCCCCGGATCGGGTGGGTCGGGTGGTAGTTCTGGTTATGGCACGGCTGGTTCTGGCGGTTCCGCTGGAAACGTAGGTGGAAACGGAGCCCGTGGTGGCGATGACGCAGGTGGCCCTTTGAATGCTTCTGGCGGCGGGGGCGGTTGGGGCGCGGCGGGGGGCGGCAATGGCATATCTTCTTCTGGCAGTGCTGGCGGCAAGGGAATCGAAGCCAATAGCAATAGTTTTACACTGACGAACAACGGTACTATTTACGGGTCACAATCGTGAGGGTGTTATGCCATTAACAAAGCTACAGTTTAAGCCCGGAATTAACCGAGAAACCACTTCGTATAGCAACGAAGGCGGTTGGTTTGATGGTGACAAAATACGCTTTCGCATGGGCTTTCCTGAGAAAATAGGCGGTTGGGTTAAGAACTCAGACAACGCTTTTCTTGGAACGTGCCGTGCGTTGCACCCGTGGGTTGCCTTGTCTGGTGAGAAATATATTGGTGTAGGCACAGGGCTTAAATACTACATTAGTGAAGGTGGCGCGTATAAAGACATTACACCTTTACGGGTGGCGTCTTCTGCCGTCACGTTTGCAGCGGGTGCTGACACGTTAGATGGAGCAATCAGCGCTACAGCGCAGTCTATTGTTCTGGATAGCGCCAGTGGGTTTCCTACAGGTGGCGGACGTATTCTTATTGGCTCAGAGCAAATAACCTATGGTGCCGTAAGCACTGCTACACTGACGGGCTGTGTGCGCGGCGTTAACGGAACAACGGCTGCGGCGCATTCTGATGGCGTAGCGGTAACGTGCTGTACTCTGTCTGTTACGGATTCTGATGGTCACGGCGCTTTAGAGAACGACTTTGTAACTTTCTCAGGCGCGGCAACCCTTGGCGGCGTAATTATCGCGGACGTTTTAAATCAAGAGTATCAAGTAACGCACGTTGTCAGTGCTACTGTTTTTCAAATAGAAGCTAGGGCTGTAGCAACTATTTCTGAAATAACTACAACGTCTGGATTAAACCCAACGTTTGTTTTTGCTAACACAAGCGACAGTGGCAACGGTGGCGGTTCTTCTGTTGGCGCGTACCAGATCAACACGGGGCTGGATACGTCTGTTCAAGGCACTGGCTGGGGCGCAGGCACTTGGGGTCGCGGTACGTGGGACTCGGCCTCGGACCTTACGGCTGGCGGCAACACTCTTCGTATTTGGAGCCACGATAACTTTGGCGAAGACCTTTTAATGAACGTTCGTAACGAAGGTATATTCTACTGGGACAAAACAAACGGCGTTACAGCAAGGGCGGTATCTCTTGCCAGTTTAGGCGCAGCAACAGATAATATTCCAACTATTGCAAAGCAGGTATTGGTTTCAGACAAAGACAGGCATATCATAGCGTTTGGTTGTGACCCTGAAACAGACATTGGCACACAAGACCCCTTGCTTATTCGTTTTGGCAGTCAAGAAAGCCTGACAGATTGGTCAGCCAAGGCCA